GCGATATACGAGGAGGTGATGCCATGACCTGCGCAACCTGCATTCACAGTCAACACGTCAGCCACGACATTGCGAGCCCGGGAGGTTTCTACTGGGTGGCCGTCGAACAACTGCACTGCAAACTACATGACATGTACGTCGAAGACAACGAACTTTGTGACGATCAAACGCCGGACAACCCGGCACAATAACCAACCTTCAGGAGACCTGACATGATCGAATTTATCATCGCCCTTTGGATCAGCCTATTCGGCTGCGTCCCGACTACCGAGCAAGTACACAACACGCTCGGCAAGGAGATCAGCTATTTCGACGCCACCGGCCGCGAGGTCATCATTCAAACGAAGTAATGAAGCCGCTCGAAATCATCATCCTGCTCGAGCTTCTGGCTCAGGTAACGCAGGCGCTTTGCCTGGTCGCAATCCTCTTTACACTACGTCAGATTAGAAGGGACACGCGATGAAAACGCCCGAACTGCCGAACTGGTTTGAGATGACCGCGCAGGCCAATTTTGAGACGTTTCTAAGCCCCTACAAGGGCCGCGAAGGGTTCCAAGCTCTCCAGATAGGGGCCTTCGCCGGTCATGCGTCTGAATGGCTTCTACGGCACGTCCTGACGGGCAAGGGTGCAATGCTCACGGACGTCGATACGTGGATGGGCAGTGACGAAGAGCAGCACCGGCAAATCGATTTCACGCACGTCAGAGACGTGTACGACCGGCGCGTAGCCGAGTGGAAGCACGCCGGCAGGGTTTCGACCCGGTGGTCGGCTTCGGACAAGTTCTTCGCGCTCGAGTTGGCCTTGGGCCGGACGTTGTACGACTTCGTATACATTGACGGCGACCACACCGAAGGGCAGGTCTATCGTGACGGGTTTAACGCGTGGTGCGTGACGAAGTGCGGATCCGTCATTGCATTCGATGACTACGCATGGGGCGAAGGCGCGCCGGATCACCTACGACCGAAACGGGCTATCAATCGCCTGCTATCCGAGTGGGGCGCTGCCGTGGAAGTGCTCGAAATGGGCTGGCAGGTGTGGGTAAGGAGACTGACGTAACCACGAACCCCGGCGGCAACCCGTGCCGAAAAGCCGATGGTGCCAGTTTTGACCAACCAACCACCACCGCCGGGGTATTTTTTTACACGATGAAAGGGCAGAGGAATGGAGGATTATGCGGGCTTTGTGCAAGCAAAAGCGCATAGCCGATTAGAGAAAGGATTGCCGGCTTTATGGATGCCGGAGAAATTATTTGATTTTCAACGTGACTTGGTTAGCTGGGCTTTATACATTGGTCGCGCCGCAATTTTCGCCGATTGCGGTATGGGTAAAACTCCAATGCAACTTACATGGGCTGAAAATATCGTACGCCATACCAACAAACCAGTATTGATTTTGACGCCATTGGCCGTAGGTCCTCAGACCAAACGTGAATCGGAAAAGTTTGGTATTGAATCGGAGTTTACAAAGACAGGCCAATACGCGTCTAAGATCGTGATAACCAACTACGAATCTTTACACCGTTTCAATCGTCACGAGTTCGCGGGCGTTGTCTTGGATGAATCGTCAATTTTGAAATCGTTTGACGGAGCGCGCAAAGTCGAGATAACGGAATTTATGAAGCACATTCCGTATCGATTGTTAGCGACAGCAACGGCCGCGCCGAATGATTATACCGAGCTTGGTACGTCATCGGAAGCGCTTGGCTATCTCGGTTTTATGGACATGCTGAACCGCTTTTTCAAGAATGATAATAACAATAGCGGACTGAAGCGCATGTACGGCGAGGCGCCGAAATGGAGATTCAAGGGACACGCTCAGACCCCGTTTTGGCGGTGGGTCACGTCATGGGCGCGTGCGGTGCGAATGCCGTCGGATCTGGGATATGATAACGGTTCGTTCGTACTTCCGGCTTTACGCGAGCACGATCATTTGATTGAATCAATCACAGCACCCGACGGAGCGTTGTTTAATTTATCGGCAGTTCGTTTGGACGAACAACGCGAAGAAAGAAAACGAACAATAGGCGAACGATGCGCTTTCGTAGCCGATAAGCTACACGATAGATCACGACCCGCATTGGCGTGGTGTGATTTGAATGATGAGGCGCGCGAACTATGCCGATTAATTCCCGACGCCGTAGAGGTAAGTGGTTCCGATAGCGACGACGCGAAGGTAGAAAAGTTTACAGCGTTTGCAGATGGTCAAATACGCGTATTGGTTACAAAGCCAAAGATAGGCGCACTTGGTTTGAATTTTCAACACTGCAACCATATCGCATTTTTCCCGTCGCACAGCTACGAACAATACTATCAAGCGGTTCGCAGATGTTGGCGATTCGGTCAAACCCGGCCGGTAGATGTTGAACTTGTTTACACCGAAGGACAGGCCCGCGTAATTCAAAATCTGAAACGCAAAGCCGAATCGGCCGACAAAATGTTTCAAGCGATCGTAGCGCAGATGAACAATGCGCTCGGAATAACTAAAACCAACAGACATACCAACAAATTGGAGACGCCATCATGGCTATAATCGACCAAACAATTACGGACCGCTTTGCTCTTTACAATGGTGATTGCGTCGAGGTTATGCGCGATCTGCCGGACGGATGTATTCATTTGTCGGTATACTCCCCTCCGTTTGCTGGCTTATATCATTACAGCTCAGACGAAAGAGATATTTCAAACTGCGCTAACTATGATCAATTTTTTGATCATTACGGCTTTGTTGTTCGCGAACTACACCGTATCACAATGAGCGGACGGATTACGGCGGTGCATTGTACAGACATCCCTACCGGGAATAGCGGGCGCGATGCTTTATACGATTTACCGGGCGAAATTATCCGATGTCACGAACGCGAGGGATGGCACTTTATAGCCCGTCATACAATCTGGAAAGAGCCGCTATGGGTTCGCAATCGAACAATGACGAAAAACCTTGCACATAAGACGATCGTAGACGATGCAACGAATGCGGGCGTCGCATCAGCTGACTACATGCTAATTTTTCGGCGCTCCGGTGACAATCCGATACCGGTTGAACATCCGACAGGGTTAGAGTTTTACGCAGGTGAGGCACCCCTTCCTGAAGACTGCCTATCCTACAAAGGTTGGACGGGAAAGCAAACCGAAAACAAGTATAGTCACAACATTTGGCGACGCTATGCTTCGTCAATTTGGGACGATATACGAATGGATCGTGTTTTACCGTTTCATGACAGCAAAGACCCTGACGATGAAAAACACGTTCACCCTTTGCAATTGGACGTCATAGACCGCGTTGTAACTCTGCGAAGTAATAAGGGCGAAAATGTTTTTACGCCATTTATGGGCGTTGGATCTGAGGTTTACAGCGCCGTCGCAAACGGACGCCGCGGAATTGGCGCCGAGCTGAAATCTTCATATTACCGGCAGGCGGTCGCAAACTTGCAATCAATTGGCGTGGACGATGAAAAACAGGCCGCGCTATTTGACTGAGTTCATAACCTTTGCCCATCCAACCGGCCGCTTTTGGTAGGTTGCCGATGCTAAAACCCAATGACAAAAGATCGAAACGATACGACCCCATTTCACGAAGATTCCGAGCGTGGAGACGCGCCCGGCGGTAGCATTGAGACCGTAGCAAATCAGCGTGGGATGGGGTCCGTTATATCTACTATGGCAGATGGATGGATCAAACTGCCGAGATCGATCGTTGAAACGTGGATATATCGAAACGCCGATTACCTCAAAATCTGGGTACATCTAATGATCGCAGCGAACTACCGACCATCGACGGCATACGTCGGAGGTCAGATTATCACGATCGAAAGGGGCGAGGTTCTGACGTCGATTCGTAGCCTGGCACAGGCCACGGGAGCGACCGAAAAGCAGGTCAGAACCTTCATAAAGCTCGGGCAAAATTCGGGCAAAATTCGGGCAAAAAAGGGCACAGGGGCGACCGTCGTAACTATCATAGATTATGACACCTTACAGGGACGACCCGAAACCGAAGGGCACACCAAGGGCACACGAAGGGCACACGAA